TTACTCTTCATTATTAACCCCTTCCTCAAAAGCGAATTTATAGCCAATGCCCCGAACTGTCTTAATAAAGAGTGGGTGTTTGGCATCCTCAGCCAAACGTTTACGAATTCGATTAATATGAACCGCTACCGTATTTTCTTCCCCAACTTCATCTTTATTCCACAATAAGCTATATAACTCCTGCGATGTAAATAGGCGCTGCGGATGTTGCGCTAAGAAAATGAGCAACTCCAATTCTTTAGCAGGAAAATTAACAGGTTCTTGATTTAAATAAACTTGGCTCAAATTAAGATTGATTTTCAATGGCCCGAATTCTAAAACACAATCTTGTTGATCAGGATCATACTCATACTTACGTCGATAATGGGCCTTAATTCGTGCTACTAATTCTGAAATGGCAAAGGGTTTCGTAATATAATCATCGCCACCAGCATTAAAACCAATAATTTTATCCTGCTCACGCGTTCTAGCCGTAAGGAAAATTAGGGGGCACGAAGTTAAATGGCGAACAGACTGACACAAGCTAAAACCATCTGTATCTGGCAACATGACATCTAGGAGAATTAAATCCGCTTTATTAGCTTGCAAAAACGTCAGCAAATCATGACCCTTATCAAAGGTATAAACATCATTAAACCCTTCTTTGTTTAGAACTATTTTTATCATATCGGTCAAGCCAATCTCGTCATCAACTAAAAGAATTCTGAAATCTTTCATCATTTGCCCCCTTTACTGACCTTGTGATCCTACTAGCATCCTAACATATTAAAATAAATTTAAAATAAACAAATGACATTTTTTTGAAATATTTGCCACAATTTTGCCATAAATCAAACACTATCTGGACTTGAACTCAAATAGAACAAAAAAATACCAAACTTCCGAGTTGTAGAGGCTCGTAAGCTTGGTATTAAGGTATTACTTAGGATGCGGCCAAGAAGACTCGAACTTCCACGGGAGTACTCCCACTAGCCCCTCAAGCTTAACCTACCCAAAATTATACTCTTAAAAATCAAGTAATATCAAGGATTAGAGGGCTTAAGTTTTTACAAAGTATTTCGTTGCCCCATTATTGCCCCACATTAAAACCATGGGCGGTTTAGAAGATTATTAAAATGTCAGGCTCGTTTGAGTCTTTTTAATAGACAAAGCACAACCAAATGGCTGTGCTTTTAAAATAATGATTCATTAAATTCAGAATGTTTTTCCTTTATTTCTTCATATAAATCTAAATCAAGTTCCTTCAAATTACTTATGATATCATCTCGAACATCAATAGAATTAGCATAACTTTGTTTATGAACACGTATATAAGATGGAGATTTTTTCAATGACAGTAATACGCATTTATCTTTATCAAGCTTAATATCATAACTTTCAGATAAATTTTGTGGATTCGAAACCCTAGAAACAGGAAGAACAGTAAAATCACATGGTAAATATTCCTTTTCTGCTCCTATAATGAGCATAGGCCGTAATTTAAATTGTTGCTGAGACGTCGTAACATCATAATAAGGGAATCTTACCTTGGCGATTGTTCCGATGTATCTCTCAGAAGAACTATTGGACACTAACAAACTCCCCCTCGACATCTTCAAATTCATCAAGATACATATCGAATTGGTGGTCATATAATCTGACTTCTTCTGCGTCTTTTTTTATATCATCTAATTCAATTACTCGAGATCCACAAGCACCTTCGGACAATCCTATTCTAGAATTTTTCCACGCTTTTTCTTCATGTGACATATTACGCAATGTCCATGGTGCGAATCTACCATACATATAGATAGTATTATCAATGATATATTTTTCTGTTTCAGTAAGCTCATCATGAATAGAATCGTTTGGATTGTAATATTCAAAAAAGAATCTGAGCGATGGCAATACTGGACCGTGCTTCCATCCTTCGAAATCTTCATCAATGATTGGTTTACCTTGGAATGCAAATGCTGTTTTTTGAGAAAAATACATCAACTTCTGAAGGGTAATCTCATCATTATTGAATGAAGATTCAGTAATTCGCTCATATGAATTGATTAAATAGTTTGCAATACTATGAACCCTTTGCGACATTTGTATACCCTCCCCTATTATCATACTAGTATCACAAATATACTCTGAGTAAACATAATTTGCAACTGTTATATGATTAAAGTCATAAAAAAAGAGGGTACCCCATTTCTGGGATACCCTTTATTCCTTTTAAGTGGAATAACCTAAAGATATTCCTGTTTAAAGGAATATTATTCTTTGGTCAAATTCACTTTGTATTTTACGCCATTCAAATGCACATATCCTTCACCGTCGACCATTGCTACAGCCGGAGTTGGATTTTGTTTTGCTGGTGCACCTTCAACTTTAGTAAGTGAGGCGTATGCTTCTTCTAAGTCTTGCTCAAGGATCCATGAGTTAAACCCAGCTAATAAGTAAGCTCGTTTTGAGTTAGATTTATCGCACGAAATGACCTTCTTAATCTTGTCTTTCTTACCAGCGACTGAAATAGATGGTTTCTTGCCTCCATTTCCATCCGGAATGAACCAGTGAGTCATCTGCTTACGAATCGTCACTTCCTGGCCTTCTTTTAATTCAGCAAAGATATTTTCTGCCTTTTTAATCGTTGGTTTTGGTTCGCTTTTAGGCGCTTGTGGTTTTGATACTGGAGCTTTGACTCCTTTGTTTTCTGCATCAATCATTTCATCTACTGTCTTACCTAACGATTGATAATGCTTGATTTTAGCAATCCAGTAGTCTTTAACTGAGTTTACACTTTGGCCATGCAAGTCCCAAGAGCGATGCGGGCAAGTCGTTGAGCTGAATTCTTTGTGCAAACGGACTGTGTTGCGGTTAACCGGAATCTTGTAGAAAAGCATATCTTCCGCCACTTGACGCAAAGTCATATCTTCATTGCGAAGGAATTCCTCACGGCTTGCTCCGATAGACTGGCATACCTCATAGCCAATATAGTGGCCATTGCCTTCTGTGTTAGCCGTATGCCATCCAACTTCATTCGTATTGATATAGCGCCCAATTTCTTCCTCAGTAATGTAATAGTGCGCGATTCCTAGATCTTTATCACGGTTTCGAAGCCACCCTTTATAGAAAGTTGCAGTCCCACCGATAGACCCTGCATCATTATGGATCACTACCCCTTTAATCGGATTCATGTACCCAGCGTGCAAATAGTCAGCAAATAAGCGTTTTGGTTTTTTAATTCCCATAACTTGATCAGATCCTTTCTCTTGATCGTATTCGTACAGTTTTAACTTTTCGATTTTGTCGATAATCGCTTCGGCATAATAGCTTGCAGTCGCATACTTACCTTCTAAGACTTCTGCTTGTTCCTTGTATGTCTTAGCGTTAATTGCATCCGCGTAATAGTTCTTGTACCACTCAGTTTGAGTAAGCCAATTTAAGTGATCTGCGACGCATTCTTCTAAGGTGGAATATTTTCTCCAAGCGGTCTGTCCAACGTTAACCATCTTGCCATTTTGTTCTTCGGTAGCATCTTTGTAGTAAATTTGGCCATTCCAGTTTTCGCCAATTTTATGTCCAAAGTAGTTATGCGCCTGCTTGGCTAACTCACTTGTACCGTTGTTAGACTCAATCATGTACTGAGCGATAACGACAGATAAAAAGAAAGGTGTATCAGTTGCCCGATACACCTTGATAATTCTTTCAATATTTTTATCCATAAGTCACCTACTTGGGTTCTTCATACAGCATGGCCTGATTACTGTCATTTAACCCGTGTGTAGTCGGATCATTGATTACTCCTATTAAGACAGCAATCGAAAGAATTGTATTGATAATCGCATCAATATTTCCTGGCAATTCGAAGCCTAATTGCTGAGCTAATAAAATGATTAAACCTGTTAAAGCTACCCAAAATGATTTGTGCTGCAATCTAACTTTCCAATTAATTTTCATCAGTTTTGCCTCCTATAATTTAATTTTTAGTTTGATTATTTCTTCGTAAAGCATTTTAGTTCGACCATTCCCACCAAGATTTGCATAAGCTTTCATCATGTCATCTAAATCTTGTTTTTCGTCTAGCGTCATTTCTCCATTTTCTTTCACTATTTTGCAAATTCGATTAATTCTAAATCTTAACAATGACAGCACGCCCTGCTTAATTAAATCTTGCTCAGTGCTTTCCTCTGACATTCTTGCTTCTTTGAACTCCAAATGTTCGCGGTAAGCTTTTACTCCCTTGTTAAAAATCCATCCTATGCCAATAAAAAAAGAAGCTACGATAGCTTCCATCATATGATTTATAAATAGTGTGCTAAGTTCTGAAAAGAATTCAGTCATAAATTACCCCCAAAATAAAAGCCACCTCCGGGTGGCTAAGAATTAAGCCTCGGTTGCTAATTCACCGACGCCCATGTTTTCCAACTCAGCTTTAACCTTGTCTTTCAATAAACGCGGTACCTGAGCAAATGTTAAATCGCCTGCGACGATTTTAATTGCAAATAACATTGCCATCATTGAATACACCTCCTTTCTTTCAATAAGTCGAATCAATAGGATAAACAAATTACGCATACACAACACTCGCTAACTCGATTAGACAGTCTTCTAGGAATTTGTTTTGTTCGAGTGACGCATTGAGTTGTGCTTTTAGTAAATCCATTTCCGATAGTTTTTTAGGTTGATCAGCTACCAGACAGTTGTTCTGCCAAGACAAGTTGTAGTCATTAAATCCGATACTTTGTTTCACTTCATCGGCTGTGACTACCTCATCCACTTCACAATAAAAGGTCCCTGACTCGAAACTTAAGTCTAGGACCTTTCCTTGTTCATCAATATTAAGGTATACATTTTTTACGCCCATGCGGACCACACCCCCGAATTATTTCTTTCCCTGCGTTTAATTGGCAATGAAGTATTTGCCGGGAAAAATATTTGATAAAGTTGTGTACCGTTCACGTTTATGTTCCAAAGCAGACCCATGTTAGTTGGGAAGTTTACCAGCTTACCAGGTGCTGTTTCCCACACCCATACCATCAAAGAAGTTGTATAGTTATTCGCATTAACATCAGCATGCACCATGACCACCCCACCATTTAACATAGACAGGGTCGGACTTAAAGTGGAATTTGTAAGTAATACTTCGCCACCATATCTAGCTAGAGTTCCGAGCTCTAGAGTTTTACTAACAGCCTCATTAGCAATATAAAAGAAGTCGCTACCAGCAGAAGGAAATCCTAAATACCCTTTTCTAACGCCTGCTTTGAAAAACTCTTGGAATATTCGAGTATCACCTTTAAGTTGTAAAGCGTTGTCGTTCTTGTTGATTTGGACTTGGCCTTTCGATTTAACCCCACCAGTTGATACATTCAATGTAAATGCACTAGCTTTATCAACTATCTCACCAATTGAAATCTTATCTTTGTAAAACGAAATCGGAAGCTGCTCAGTTGGAAGCACCATAATAGCACTTTCAACTGTATTGAATTTATCACTCAATACCGCTTTAATTTCGTAATTTTTATTACCTAAGAAAGTTCCTGAGAGAACCGCTTGAGAGTTAACTCCACTTAATGCTGTTGAAGTTGCTCCGGTATTTCCATACCAAGCCGTTGTGCCTTGTTCTCTTACTAAGAAACGTAAATTTGCAATATTCTTTTCTGTTGAGGCATCTCCAGGCGTTATGCTCTTAACACTCCAGTTACGATTAACAATGGCATCAGTAGCACTACCACCACGAAATACAGCCATTGAGCCAAGTACAGGCGAGGTGTATGGATGCAGTGTTGCGGTTGGGCTAGATACCCAATCAGAAGCAAATCCACGTGAATCAATTGCTCTAACTTCTAAAGTTAATGCTGTTTTCGCACTAATCGCAAAAGGAAATGGTCCAAGCGTGATTGAGTTTCCTGAATTTCTAGTAGCCCAATCTGGATACTCTTTTACTCGATACTCGTACGTGTATAAAGAAGCCGCACCTACTAAGCTCAATCCATTAGCCGTAATTTTAATTGTCGACAAATTAGCTAAATAGTTCAAATTATCTGTAAAGGCGGCCGATACACTAGCAGTCTGTTCTTGGATAGTAACACTAGTTAACTTAGGCTTATATGTTGCTGCGATTAAAGTTAACGTTAAGTTATTTGTTTTTCTTCCTAACAATGCTGACCCGTTATATGTCTCTACAATAATTGGAATATTAAAGCTCTGAACATTAGTAAATGATGAAGCGACAGAGGCAGGAATTGTAATACTCGCTTGAGTTGCTACACCTGTAGCAAGTTGAGTTTCAACACCATTAAAACTGTATAAAATCTTATGAGTTAAAGCTGTGCTTCCTCTAGCGATGTTAACAGTGACTGCCGTTCCTAAAGGAACACTACTTGAACTGAATGTAAAATCAGATACTCGAGCAATATTTGGAAGTTGATATGCCCCTTTAACACTTGCTGGGTAAATTCCTGATTTTGTTTCAGTCGCATCAACATAAAACTCAAAGTTAAATGTCTTAGTCCCATCTTCCGAGTGATTAACATAAATACTTCCTGATTTAACTGGCGATGAATCTGAATTTCTTAAATCATAATTTCCTGTAGCTGTTGAATAAACTACTTGGCCATCAATGGTGATTTTGAAGTCAGTATGATTCATCAAGTCATACCAAGCCCAACCAGCACCGCGGTATACATCAGCTTCATAATAGACAAGCGTTCTATTATTGACTGTATCCGGATTATCATTTTTTATTTTAATTCGAGCATACAAACCGCTTGTAACTTGAGCGGTGTATGTCGTATATGTTCCTGTAGCCACTATTTAACACCCCCAACGTGTCTAAGAACAAGAATCTCTGGGTCATTCTCATATGCAACAAACATATATTGACCAATTTGGGCTCGCTCAACAAAGATTGCTTGATTAATCTGCAACATACCACCACTAATGAATGCCACTTCTGCCCCATTGTTAAAGAATGAAATACGATCATCACGTTGAAGAAGATAAGTTCCTTTTGATTTTGACCCAATCACAAACCCTTCTTCACTCATCTGCATAGTAGTATCAATGAAGCTCCAACGTTCGGCCATATCGCCTAAATTGTTTTCAACTTTGGCAAGACGATTTAATGAATCAGCTAGACTCTTTTCAGTCGCGATTTTATCTTTACCTACCGCATCAATAAAAGCATTGTACGCACTCAAGAAAGCACTCAATTCTTCCTTGCTAGCTTTGGCTTGTGCTTCTTGCATAGCATTTTGAACTTGCCCTTGAATATTATTAAGCGCTTCTTGTGTTAGCTTATTGGCGCTTTCTACATCAGTCGCTTTGGCTTTTTCGTCAATATCCTTTTGAATATCCATCGGATTCTTAGAATAAGGGGTTGCATAACTTCCTTTTTCTATTTTGATATTGGTTACTTTAAAATGCACGCCATTATTAAAGTTGTAAAAATCTAGTCGGTGCTTTCCACTAGCTCGACCACCTGAAACGATTTTGAAAGTAACTGAAACTCTTTGAGCTCCTGCTACTAAATCAACTGATTTTGTTGATTCAAATTTAAGTAGGTGATTAAAGTTTTTATCGTAAATCTGAAGTTTGGTTGGTGCATCCGCATCAATATCACAAGAAACAGTAACTATATCTCCAGCCGATATAGATTTATCTATACTTGTAATGTCCGCATATCCTAAATATGTATAAGAAGTCGTTGGATAGATATTAAGATTATTCTTCGTATCAACAATTAATTCTGAACTACCTTCAACCAAGTTAACTCCATCTTGACCTTGGTCACCTTTAACCTTAATCCACTTGTACATTTCAGGATTAGTCGAATCCGCTTGAACATAATCAGTATATTGTCCGATATGTGTTCTATTCGGGTCTGTTGTTGAAAAATCTTTTGGTGTATCAACAAAAATTTTAGGATTCGACCCAGTAGGATAAGACGGTGAAATAAATTTTACATTTGGTGGACAAACCCAAGTTCCATAATTATCACCAATAATAAATCTATCTGCATAGACTGAATTGGCATCAAACATTGCAACACGCCAATAGATTTCCGCTGTTCCATTGCTATCTTTTACAAATGTATAGGTTTTTCCACTTGTAACAGCAATCTTTTCAGCTATACCTGAAGTGCCATTCCAATCTGTCAATACAGGGTCACCTAAATAGCCTTTATTAGCTTGTTGTTTAGAAGTGTCTAATATGTTGGTTGGTTGCATATTTGCATAGGCTGTGTGAATGTATGGGGTTTTACCATCGGCGCCAGGTTTTCCTGGAACACCATTCGCACCATCTAACCCCATTTTTGCAACAGAATACCCTGTTTCTGTCGTATTATCTGTATATGTCCAAACAGTCTTAGTCCATAAGAATTCACCTGCTGGAACAACAGGAACTTCTGAAGTCCAAGTAATACCACTTGCTGAAGTTCCGCTTGTAGATTTCCCATAAGTGATAGTGGTTGCTTTAATACCTACGCCATCTTTGCCAGCAATGCCGTCAGTACCGTTATTGCCATCCTTGGCAATATAAGTTTTAACATAACCTGTTTCTGTTGTGTCATCGGTGTAAGTCCAAACTGTTTTTGTCCATAAGTATTGACCTTTGACTAAAGTAGGAACCTGACTTGTCCAAGAAGTTGGTTGGGTGGATTCATTGGCAGAAATGCCATATGTAACAGTCGTCAGTTTAATACCTTTACCATCCTTACCAGCAATACCATCGGCACCCCTGTCGCCCTTATCCCCTTTAGGTCCTTGAACAAGCATCCATTTATATTTAGCTGGATCTAAACTGTCTGCTTCAGTAAAGTCTACATATGTTCCCATATACGCTCGGCCAGTCGGGTCTGATACACTAAAGTTTTCTCCCAAGCCACCACTAGCATACGCAACGTGCGTGTAGGTTGTTTTCCCATCCTCACCTTTAGGACCTGGAATACCTACACCGTCTTGCCCGTCTTTACCTTTTAATGATTCTAGCCATTCAAGTTCAGTACCTCTAAAGCCATTATTTAAAGCGATTTGATAAGCAGAATCTGCTGTTTTAACTTTCTTAAGCTTGATGGATGCGTCTGCAATAATTCGCCCGTCTTTTTTAGCTACAACCATATAGATTCCGAAGTTGGTAAAATCGTCTTCTTCTACAGTTAAATGAGGTAAGCTTTCGGCTGTCCATAATTCGTCTTCTGATTCAGTTAATAAGTCAGTCCGTCTCCACCATACCCATTCATCTGCATACGAAGTTATCTCAGCTCCATTTTGAAGCAGTTTAACTGATAGCAAAGTACTTGTTATTCCATCCTGGAAAACTAAGCCTTCAGATGATTCAATCGTTAATTCCATCCTTGATTCATCAAAGAATCTATCTTCGATATATTTAAGCTTACTTTGCATAACCTGAATATAATCAGGAATTCCTGAATCAACAGCCTTAATGTTAGTTAACTTAACAGAGTTTTTTGTTTCATCGGTTTCTGACTCAATAATTTCTGCTACTTGTGCTTCTAAGTAAAGTGGCGGGTTAAAGTTATGATCAACAACATCTACCCAATCACCCTCATTAATACCATCTGGTAAATATGTAATCGGAACATCATAAGTAACTCTAGGAGTAGACCATTCTTTTAATTTAGCTAGCGCTTCATTAAACAGTGTTTGGTCGTCTTCTGCTTGTGATTCAAATTTGCGCGTTATCCATCCAAAAGTTGAAGATTGCTGACGAGAAAACCGTTCGTTAGCTTCTCTATCTTGAATAGAAGACTCACCTAATAATGAGTAGTAACGACCATCATCGTATTCGATATTTTCAATACCAATTCCTTTTGCATTTTTATTATCGCCTTTTTCAGGTTTAGCATTAGGATTTACTTCTGTTTGTTTTTGGTTCAATCCCTGGTAAATACCATGAACAATAAATTCTGCATGTTTCTGATAACCTGTTGCGTTCATGTGGACCATATCTCCACCATAATACGATGACCAATTAGATTGACAGAATTTATCCCAGTCTAACAGGAACACATTAGAACGATTTTGAGCTTGATAGCGAATTTCATTCGTAACGTTATCTCGTCTATCTTGGTTAATAACACCTTTAGAAGCCGTATTAACCCAGAAAATTTTTCTGTTTCCTAACATCTCGATATATTTAGTCACATCTTGTCTATTAAGACCTGCGTTAGTTCCTAATATAACCACAACATTTTGAGCAACAGAAGAAAGCATTGATTTAGTCACGCGAGTGGCATCTAAATCATATGAATAAGCATGCGTTAATTGGCGGCTACCTTTAACATTTCCATTAGCTTTAGGAATAAGTTTCTTAATATAAGGGAAAGTTCCAACCGCAAGACTGTCACCAATAATAGTTGCCGCAATGTTCTTTACATAATCGGTTGATGTTTGATTAATATTTCCACCAACTTCAACCGACTTACCACCACCAGTAGCTACCTGAGACGGCAAATTTGAATAGGCTTCTTTATCCCATTCATATAGTTTATAAGTATTAATCAGATTAATAAGCTTTTTAGCATATTGCGGATCAGTTGCATATCCAGCCTTTTGAACCTCGGCACAAGCTATCTTATAGTCTGATTGACCCACAACCTTACGATAATTATTTCTTCTCCATTCGGTGTTCGTGAAGAAATATGTGTAATCTTCAAGAGAATGATTCCAAGAATCGTATTTTCTGAACCTACCATTAATTGAAGTCCAAGAACCTATAAATTCTTGTGTTCCCATCGTTACAGTTTCGCCTTTCCAGTCAGGACTTGCTTTTATCCCAAACAAATTATAGTTTGGCGCATCGGCTAATTTAGACAATGGTTGGCCTGGTCGCCATCCGGATTCCAGCATTAATTGAGCCCCCGCTAAAGAAGGGCAAATTTTATTTTTATGCCATGCATTTATGCAGGCATTTTTAATTTCAACTTCAAAATTTGTTGGCATTTATTCCCCTCCTATTACGGTTTTAGCACTCGAACATAACCCATTACCCTGAATGAACTTAGCGAAACTGGACCACGCATTGGTACACCATTAGGACCACCAGTATGAAGCATTTTATTGTCACCAATATAAATGCCTACGTGTCCTGGAGGTGCTCCCACAGTATCCATCAATACTAGATCACCACGTTGTCTGTCTTTGTTAGCAACTCGCTTATATGGCCCTTGTTGTCCCCAGAATGTGTAAGTAGTTGGGCGACCAGGAATATTGAATCCTGCTCTTCTAAACGCTAAGATACACAATCCAGAACAATCGAAACCTCTATTTGAAACACCTCCCCAAGCGTAAGGAACACCTATAAGCTTCTCAGCTTCACGAATAGCTTTTTCATACATGTCATCTGACTGGACGGGTTGAGGAGTTTCAACCGCTACAAAATTAGCTGGTTTTGATAATCTTTCGCGCATTTCGTTTAACTGTGCCTTTGTGTAACCAGGGCATGAATTACCTTCGTTACCAGGAAACTCTTTATGACCCCATACATTCTTAGCCGGGATATTTAAATCAGCCATCATCTTTCTGACAATCCATTCGCGCGTTCTTAGTTGTTCCTCTGAATAGTCAGCAGCAGAATTTGCTTCAACAGAAACGTGAACTGTATAATCGTTGTTGTTCAACACACCCCACGTAATACGTTCATAGTTATAGTTGTGATAAAGTACACCTTGAGAATCTATGTAATAGTGATAACCTCCACGGTCCCAACCATGAGCCGAACGCCAATAATCTTCATGCTGCCATATTTTTTTGTTTACACTTCTAGCAACAGCTGTATAGTGAATGGCAATGTGAGTGATTTGTGATAATGGTCTATCAACCGATTGACCACCCATCGCTTCGTTACGACGATCGATAATTTTTGGAGACCAATTAGACTTAGCAACTGGAGTAGCTTGTTTTTCTTCTGTTTCTTTTTGTGCTAATTGAGTTTGAGTATTGCTACCAGATGCAATAACTCGTGTCGCAAAGTCAAACATATCAACAGTACGTTTAATTCCTTCAATATGAAAATCGGAGTCTATTCTGATTTCTTTCTTTTCTTTGTTTTTCACATACAAATTGATTAGCCGCTTAGTAACTTTGAACCCATCAAATTCGCAAGTGTATCTAGGCCTAGCTCCAAAAGCTTTTACAATTGCTTGTATACGTTCAAGAATTGTTTGATCAGTAGTAAACTCAAGTCTTAATGCTTCGGTAGTCTCATTTATACCGATTTCCCATCCTGTTCCTTCAAGAGCATTTTCTAAATACCATTTACAATCTTGTGGATATTCAGGCATTGTTTGGTCTTCTGCGTAACCATTAATCAAATCAAGACCAATATCCTCAATCTCACACGTCTTATAATTTCCTATCGTTTCAACTTTCATGATCGTTGTTAACAGACGTTCACCGCGTGAATTTAAGAATGTGACAAAGTTACCTTCTTGAATAAAGTCAGCTTTGTCATCCTTATCAACAGAAAACGAGCCTGTGAAGAATCCGTCCTCTGATCTAATCCCTAATTGATCTTCAAAGTACGAAACCCCAGACTCGCTATCGTTATCTAAAATCCCAATTAATTCATGCTTTCTATTTAATACACACCTCATCATTTACCTCCAATTCTTTCGACGGTACATCGTTACTGTCGGCTGAGTAGCCCACGAACTGTAAAGAAACTTCATTTCACTTGTTCCGGGATTAAACCACCAGAAACGACTAGCGATAGCTAATGTCTTGTTATATGGCATATCATTCAACATGATTTTCCCTTCAGAGTGATCAATGGTTAAAACATCGTCTTTCATAAACACATTCTTAATGTCAACTACATTAGATGAGTGATGTTTTAAAAATTTAAACGCATCAACTTCCATTGTTTTTACTAACGGCAATTTTTGAGGTTGAGCCATAAACAAGAACACATAATGTGGCTTTCTTGCTGTTAATTCGCTATTTGTCATAACGTGAGTAACCTTGTTATTTGCTCCTTTATTAAATTCATTAATCAAAGTGTAAGTATAGTTATTCTCACGTTTTTCAAGTTTGAAACTACCTTTAATTTTTGGGTGATATTGTGTTACGTGCTTAACATTAGTCTGTTTATCTTTCTCAACGTCATAATATCCAAAATAAATATTAACGCTTGTTGCCCCTTGAGAATAATCAGACAATGTCATATAAGTGATAGGATTTTGGTTTTCATCCATAACTCCTAAAGTTAAAATTCCGCCACCTTTAAATGAATCGTCAACAAAAACAAGACGATTTACTTGTTCCCATGTATCGTGTTCAGTTTGACCAGCAGTGTCTGGGGTTATCTCCTTAATTAAGACAGCACCTCGGTAATCGCTAGGCTTAGCTGTTGGAACTGCATCAGCACCTTCAAGTCTGACGCCCCATTGATTAGTAACAAATTTAGCGCCTAAGGCACCGTATCCATGAAAGAATTTAGAAACATCAGAGCTTGCATAGTTCCATGCAGATAAATCGCTCAATTCTTCATTAACTAACCATTCACTGTCTGGAACATAAACTTTATCGGCCTCTTCTGGATGCCCAACCAACATTGTCCCAACTGGTGAAATAAACGATACAAAACCACATTCCGAATTAAACTTAATATCGAATCGTGGCCACGTTTTATAAGTCCCTTTATTTTCAATCATCATAGATTCAGTTGTTACGGGAACGGCAATCTCTTCTTTTTCGTGTTCGTAACCTCTGCAGGTAAAGTTAACTTCAAAGTCCGCACAATATTCTTCTTCGTTATCAATCGATTCAATTTGAGTAAGTTTTACTGTGTAAACTAATTCTTCGTCAGAAAAATAAATCTCCTTTGCATCCATGAGCAAAGGAGTTATCATTCTTATTTTCGGTTTGATATTTGAGTCAATCAATTCATTCAATCGGCAAGTGACTACTTTATCCTTCAGGCCTTTCTTGCTGATATAGTCTCCGTCTTGAACAAGAACAGACCGGCTAGTTGTTTTAACTTCGGCCACCGTAATTTTAGGCCTTTCGTACAGACACCAACCAAGGGAATACAGATCAATGAACCCATCTGTTTCGTTTGCTTTTACAAATAGTTTAATCATTTACCGTTTCCCCTTTCGTCTGTTTTCTGTTTTAACTTTCATTTCTGTTTCATACTCAATATCATTGATTAACATTTTAGCCATTGTCTTAGTGCCAACAGTCAATTCCATGTTTGAGATTGCAACAATCACACCTTGATTACCAGCTATTTCATGTTGCGGAAGATGTTTAATAATACCTTCACCAATTCTACCTAACACTGATTTTGTTAACGGAATGATCGCTTCTGGTCCAGCTTCTCCTACACCGTGATTGCCAAAGATTGTTGGTTTGTCGAAGATACCACCTAGCGCGTGCCAAGAAATGTGGAACTTAGGTACTCTCGGAGGATTCAAACTAAAACCACCACTAATAGAGAAATGCGGCATTTTAAGGTGAGGTAAGCTCCATTTGAAATTCATAGCATTTTTTATTTTGCTTACAGTATCCGTTACTGCTTTCCAAGCACCTTTTATTTTGTCTGATATACCTTGCTTAATACCTTCCCAGATTTGCAAAGCACTTGTTTTAAGCCCGCTAAACCAGTTCTTAACATTGTTTACCATTTGCCTTGCGTAATTTGAAACCTGGTTAAACCCAGACACAGCACTGTTTTTTATGCCATTCATAGTGTCTTTGAACCATTGGCCCAACTGTTGCCATTTTTTAGAAAACCAATCAGTAATGGCTCCCCAATTTTGAAAGACAACTATAATAGCAGCTATTACAGCAGCAATAGCAACTCCAATAAGAATAAATGGTAAGAGACCAGCATTTACTGCCATGAGCACAGGTAGCAATGCGCTAAACGCAACAGTTAATCCGCCAAGTATTACAATAAATTGTTTAACAGGTCCAGGTAGATTGGCAAAACCGTTTCCGATATCTCTAATAATAGGAATTAAAACATCAGCCAAAGGAGCTAAAGCAATTGCTAATTCATCACCAATTTGTGCCATAGCTAACTTTACATTTTGAACTGCAATTGCTTGCTTATCGATAGCATCAACCGATTTATTAAATGTGTCAGACACTACTCCAGAATTGTTTTGAGCTGCTTTTGTCATTTCGTCTAAGTTAAAGGCACCACGTTTAATTGCATCTACCATTCTTGGCGCTGCTTTAGATCCGAATACTTTTGTAGCCTCATTAAGGGCTTCCGTTTCACTAGAAGCGTTTTTGATTTTATCAACAGTACCTTGAAGACCTTGTTGAAGTGTTTTACCTTCTTTTGCATAGTTAACAGTTGCTTTTGTTAAACCAGATAACATTTGATTACCGTCTAAACCAGCTTTTTCGAATTGGCCCATTAATTCAGTACCTTCAGCGAAATTAAGCCCTAACGCCTTGATTTGCGGAGCTCCAGTAGTTACAGACTCAAAAAGTTTATCAACTGCAACACCTGTCCGTTGGCTTGTAGCTGTAACGGTATCAAGTACAGAACCATACTTTTCGTTCTCGATGTTATAGGCTTCCATGGCGCCCTTAGCTGATTTAATAGCAGAAGATACATCTGTCTGATTGATTTCTGCAAACTGCATTGATACTCTTGCTGCATTTGTTAACTTGTCACCGCTTAAGTCTAACTGGGCATTCAAATCGCCTATGGCATTACCTAAATCACCAGTATTGTCAATTTTCATCGTGGAATAAATCGATTCGAAATTCGCTTTAAATTCATCTGCTGACTTTCCTGTTTTACCAGTGATATTATCATAGGCTTCATCAATTTCAGCGAAGGCATCTTGAGTTGTTTTAGCAAACTCTTTAATCTTCTCACCTGCCGCTTGAAATTGTTCAGCCGCAGCCATTAGATTACCTGATTTAACGCCATCACCAATTTTAGAAAGGCTTTCTTCAGTACTATCAGCTGTAGTATCTAACTGTTTGAGCTCCTGGCAGACATTTTCAATACTATTTCCATCATCAAGCGTTCCTAATACTCGTTTCATTTCAGTTAGATCAGCCTCTGAACCAAGCGCTGATTTACCAACTTTTACAATCGCAGTTTCAAGACCGTCCGATGATACCTTACCTTCTTTTATAGCATTGACTAATTTAACTCCTAAAACATCTGCATAATCATCGACACTTCTTCCGGTAGCTTCAAACAAGTTATCAAGCGTCTTTTGCTTCGAAGCGATACGCTCTTGTTCAGCCTGATACTCACTAAATGACCGCTTTGTATCATCTAAAGCATTTTTTAGTTTAGCCTGACTTGCCTGAGCATCTAAAAGTTTGTTTTGCCAAGTTTGCACCTCTTTGGAATTCTCTCCAAAAACTTCCTTCATATTCTGCAAAGCAACTTCAGTTTCGCGTGTTTTTTGAGTTTGTAAATCATACTCTTTTGATAACTTGGCAATACTCGCTTCAAACTTTTCAGAAGCAGTGGCGGTATTCTTCATTTCCTCTTTTTGAACCTTGAACTCTTTGTTCAAAGTATTCATGCTTTGATTAATTTCTGAAATGCCGCTAGTAAATGCGTCGTTCAGGAGCTTATATGTAACTTTAATTTCAGTATCTTTTCCAGCCATCTTATTCACTCCTTTCTAGTCAGCATTAATAAAATTCTCAATAGCGACTTTATTATCAGCAATTCTGGCCAAGTCCTCCAAATCAGTTTCCCATACCGTTTGTGGATCAATACCAATAAAATAAGCGTAGTAACTGAACCAGTCATCTACGCTCATATCTTTAAAGGCCCGTTCTGGAATAGACTTGCCATTTTTTACTTTTTTCTAAGGGCATCTCTGAATGCATTCTTGTTGTTTTCGTTTTTTTGCTTAGATGTAACTAATTGAACATAAATAGCAATATTTAAATCAATCGCATTAGGCATTAACTCTTCAAATTCTTCCTGATTCATTTCGCCACCAGCCAACTGATAGGCGATAAACGGGGCATTATCGACTGATTTATCTTCCATTAATCCTTCTAGATTTCCAGATAATACAGCCTTAATTGCTTTATCAGAAAACAACCCTTGAGCCTTCAAACGTTTCATAGCCCCCAAAGACAAATCTGTCTTAATAGGGACCACTACTCCATTTGTTAACGTAATTTCTTCAATCATCTAACCACTCCTAGACTGTCTTTTTCTTAACTAATTCTGGTGTGAATTTCGTCAACCAGTCAGTCTTAATCGTTTCAGTTGTTACATCAGATTCAATTGCTTCATAGTACGCATTACCTTCTGTATCCATTAACGCACTAAATTCTAACTCTGTTTGGGCTAATTCATCTTGACCATTCTCGATTTTAAACTTCAAACCAGATGCCCAAGAAACATTAGGGAATGCAATTAATTTTTTAATACCATCAAAATCCAAAATGGTAAACGTAAGAATCCCTGTTTTAGGAATTGAAGTAGATCCATATGCCCATACGCCTACCTCTGTATTTTTGTTGGTTAGTCCATAAATTTCGCGCAATGGACCAATATTGATGTGCCCAGAAATTTTGCATGCTACTTGTTCAACTACTGAACGTTCCTTTACAACTTTTCCTCCGCATCGTTTTACTTTCTTTTTCGTTTCTGCTTCAGCTTCCAGGATACCAGTACATCCTAGAGGAACTGCTGTGCCTGGCACACCTGCCGTAACCGGAATCCAGTAACCATCAACGATTTCAAAGTTATCAAACTGTTGATTATTTTCAAACATTTCATTCACTCCTATTTATTATATTTTTGGTGCAGCCGCTTCAATAAGTCGCTGTGTAATTTCTTCAGTTAAAGCACCTGATACACTTTCTAATCCTAACTCAAAGAATAATTGTTCTCTTGGATTTCGCGGTCCAATACCATAGTTTGGATACGCTAAGTAATCAAACGCACGCTTACGCGTCACACTGAAACCCAAATTAAAATAAATTGCCTTTAAAGGTTTTCCGTCATGAGCGTGAGGGCCTTTGCCTTCGCCAACTGGTATTAGTTCAATAATCTCCAACATCGCCTTTTTGCTACCGATATTTTTGAAATAATCATTTGCTACTCTTTCTGTATTTTCAGGAACGAGTTTCATAGCTTTAATTAGCGATTCGAGTTCTTGATTATCTAATTGAAATTTTGGCATTAACCACACACCCTTATAATCGTATGGCAATTAAACGTAACCGTTAAGGCCATTTGCTGTGTTTCTGCCAATTTAAATGTTTCCCGTTCTAAACGATCGAAAAGAATATTGAGTCCTTCAACTTGTTGAATAATTGATATCTCATCAATTTCTTTAGCAGATTTGCTAATAAACATAAACGTAAATTCTTGGTGCCAATTCGTGTTCGCTTCACCTTTTGTAATGTTTCCCTTGTCCATGTATACCCAAAATGAATCGTTATCATTCATCTCATCAACATTGGTATCGTAGGCAAATACTGGGTAACCAGTTCCGTCTAAGATAGCAAGGAAATCATTTAGGCGATTAAACTTTGACGTGATCGATTTCATCTAACGTCCCCACTTTCTGCAAGAATAAAAACATATACTTTCTGTCATATGATGGGTCCATCGTCAGAATTTCATAAACAATATTCTCAATTCTTACCCTATGAGATTTTTGGATGTCTTCCGTGTAATAAACCTTAACTTTTTGTTCCACCTCAGACAGACTACCGACTTTAAATTCATCATAGCGTTGATTAATGCTGACAAAATTAAAAAACAGGAATCCAAGTTTATTGAATTCCTGTCCGATATTTCGCCGTTGAGCGTCACGCAGAGTCTTAAGTTGACCATATTCAAGTAGTCCGTCTTGTAATAATTCATCTACTTTTTTCATTAGGTCAGCCTCGCTTTCTGCGCATTCTTTAATTTTAATTTCCATAAATCAGATAGAAAGTTATCTTCAAACATTTCAGTCGCATTATTCCGCGCATATCGAACATAATTCTTCAATAACTTCCGTTCAATGCCTGGTTTACTAAAATCAGAAGGCCCGCATGCCAAATTTATTACATCTATACCTTCGGCTATATCATCTTTCAATGAATCGTCTAGGTGATTAAATGTAATAGCTAGATGTTCCTTTACAACTTTTAATAATTCAGCCAATAATAATTCATCCAAATTAATGACCCCCTATTTTAGGAGGTCGATTAATTCAGCTTTTGTTGGATTTCCTTCAATTTCAACTTTTCGAGTCTTAGCTAAATCTAATAATTGAGCTTTAGACAACTTCTCTAACTCGCTCACGATATTAGCTTCAACAGTTTCTGAATCAGCAATGTATCCACCATTAATTAGTAATTTGATTCGTTCTTCGCTTGGTTGATACTCATTTGTTCCGTGGGGATAAGCATCTCCATTTGAATAGTTATGCTTATTATCCTCCGCATCATAGAAGCCATTAATAACTTTATAGTTCATAAGTTTTCACTCCTTTACTAAACAGTGGGTTTAGGATTGATTGTATCTTGTTTAACAATATTGGCAGGTTCTGCATCAGCAACAATTGTCGCGCCTTGGACACCAGTAATATCTAATACAACAAAGGCATTAGGATTTTTAGGCATACCGTGAACAAATTCCTTCGCAACAAACAAATCCATATCCTCAATCGCTAATGTTTCTTCATATTTTTTAAGTTCTAATTGACCTGCAACAGCAAGTAAGTAGTTCTTAGGATTCCCTAGAATAGCCTTACCAACAGGCACTGCATAAGATTCAATAACATTAATACCTAGCGGCAAGGCATTTTCGTGCCATGCACCTGTCACTGTGTCTTTGAAGAAACGCGCAGTAAATAGCTTAGTTGCATTATCAACCTTATTAACAATCAACGACATTTGGCCGTTATTTAATTTGTGCTTACTGAATAAAGCTAACGCTCCAGCGAATGCTTGTGGAGTTAATTCAGTAATCTTTTCAGCTGTTTTTTCAGGATAAACACCATCAAGTGCTCCGGATAGCTTACGCATCATACCAATAGGTTTTAAGTTACCATCACCATTGATTACCGCTTCTTCAAGAGTAGCTGTCATTACTTCGCGCAACGTTGAAGTAACAAAGTTAGCTAACCAAGATGGACCTAATTGTAAGTAACCTTTTGGAACTGCAATGTATCCAGATAGTTTGCTTACAGATAAATCTAAGTACTTGATACCAGTTAATAAGATTTGTTTGATATCAGCTGGGATTTCAGACCAGTATGCCTTAGCCGTAATTTCTGGGTCATTGTAGAAATATTTAACAACCGCTTCGGTATAGCGTGTATCGATTGCTGATAATAAAGGATGTTCCTTAACTAAGTCAGAAACGATTTCCTCAATGATAGTTGATGGGAAAGCTTGATCTAATCCATCTAATTTTTGTTTTTGAACGGCTTCATTAAAGAACTTCATTTCTTGAGAAGTCATTGCACGACGCGAACCACGTGAAATCATAATTTCATTGTCTTTAACAGCTGCGTACATTTCAGAAGTTTTAGTTTCTGCTTGTTGAGCAACCATTTCTGCCATTCCATCCATTAAAGCGTTAAACGCTTCTGCTTGTTTTTCTGATTGTTCTTCCGATTGAACTGCTTCAAACGCTAATTTTTTTAACGCTTCAAAATCCACTTTATGTTTTTCTAAATTCTTCATAGTTTAAATTCCTCCTAATAGGTTTTTTAATACATTCTGTTTTGGTTTGGATTCGCTATTTTTAATTACATCAACTAATTCTTTTGAATCAATAGGCACGACTTGTTGAGCTAATTTATCTTCAATGGTTTCAACCTTTTGATTTATAACTTGCAACATTTCAACGATATTCGCTTGTGGTTCAGACTCTTCTGTAGTTTCGTTAGTTTTAACATTCCCAACTTCATCAGCAAATCCAGCTTCTACAGTTTCGTTAGCCGTCATCCATGTTTCATTGGCAATTAACTCACGAATTTCATCGTCTGATTTACCCGTTTTCTCGGCATAGATAGCAACTAAAGAACTATCAATGCTTTGTAAAGCTTTGACTGTTTTCATGATTTCTTCTTCATTTCCCCAAGCGACTGTGCTTGCTTTATGAATCATCATGTTAGAACCAACATCCATTACTAATTTGTCGGCTGACATAGAAATTATGGAGGCTGCCGACGCTGCCAAAGCGGTAACTTCCACCGTGACATGATTTGATAGCGATTTAAGATAGTTATAGATTTCAATGCCTTCAAACACGTCGCCTCCTGGTGAATTTAATTTGATTAATACATCGCCTTCATATCCATCTAGTGCAGATTTAACTAGCTTCGCATTAATCGTTGAATCTTCATCTTCCCAAGGATATGGTTGTCCAACCGGGCCAGATAACGTTAAGACAGTAGCGCCATTAACAACTTCGTTTTTGAACTTAAAAGGGACTTTCTTTAACTTATTCATTTACTTCCTCCTTCCTTAGTTGCTAGAGCAGTTTAGTGTCTTACTCAGGACATAAAAAATAAGACCATCTTATAGACCGTCTTTTTTAATCACTAATTAACGCTTAGTCACGAGATACAGCATCTTTCAGCATTTGGATCACTACTCCTCTGTGCTATTAGTTCCTGCTTTCTGATAATTTTTAGTTTCCTTAAATTCATTCATTAACGGGTCATCAACCGTTTCTAGACCAAGAATTGTGCGTCCTTCGTTTGGCGTGATTGTTGTTGAAGCTATCAATTTATCTACAGCATTAGCAGCACTCACAATGTTATAAGTCTTAATCGTGTTTGTGTTCACTTTTAATTTTGTTCCTTGCTTAATCTCATCATAACCAAACAGTTTTCGGTTAAATTCAGTTTCCAAAGCTTCTGCTAAAGGTCTAACGGCATAATTAATAAAGTTATCCGTCATCGCTTCTACATCAGCAACATCTCCTTTTAACAAGCCTCTAGGAATACCAAACAAATCAGCCGCCTTATTGATGTAGCCGTCAATTAATTCATCATATTCCTTACTTGACGTCTTTAAAGAACTACCGCCATTGAGGGTTTCAAGTGACAACCCTTTTTCTAAAGGGATGACAGCATCGTTTCCAGTCAATAAACCTTTCAAACGATTTGTCATCACATCATCTAGAATACCGTCAGCTTCGGTATCTCCTGTCTCTTCGTTAATTACACGACCAAATACTTCATCAAATACTGTATCAATGGAAAGAATGTATTTCAGTGATCTTTCTTTAACATACAGTTGGGCCGATAAATTAATTAGCTTTCCGTATTCAACGAACAATTGCTCTAGTAGTTTGCGAACATTTTTATTTGGTAACTGAAACTGAAGCACTTCATGTTCTAAAAATGAACGATTATATTCATATTCTCCATAAAGAACTACATTTGTATAGACCGTCTCTAACAAGCTAGCTTCGACTACTTCGTAACTTTTAGCAACAACTAGGTTTCCATCATCTGTTTGAATAACCAAAGCTCCTCTAGGGTCTTTCACCATTTGAGTCACTAATTGATGAATAAAGTCAGATGCGTTTGTGTTCTTGTTTGGCTCATAGTTTAATTTGTACCAATAAATGCCCTTATTCGGTTCTCCTTTTTCGAACGTTTCGAATTCGCACAACAAAATAGCACTCACTAATTTATTGATGCATAACTCAAGCGCATACTTTTGGTAAATAATATTGTTCTCAATCTTGCCGAACAACACTTTGAAATCTTCATACGTCATACTTGAATGAACTTGTTCCATTCCAAAGAATCCACGAAGCCAAGGTATATCTTTTAAACCAAGCATATATTTTTACCTCCTTTCTAGTTAATAACTAACAGTTTTAAGGCCACGTCTAATTTTTGGAATTGGCTTATCTAACTGTTCATCCAAACTTAAAGCATGAATAAATGCCATAAATCCATCTGTTTTTCGTTTTTCAGGATCAATCTTTTTATAAGATTTATTTCCTTTTGGATCAACATCAACATAAACATTATTTGTATACCATCGCATCATACGATCATTGCCAAAAACTAAGTTATGGTTAGCAAACATCATATCTACAAGTGGTGCCAATTTATTATGAGTGACATAACCAGATCCAACTTCTTCTATTGGAAGTCCGTCTTTATCGAATACTTCCTTTACAGCATTCTTTCTAAACCGGTCCATTGCAATTGCTTTAATTTTATACTTCGCACTCATATCAACAAACCAGTTACTTACTAATTGAGGATCCATTATATTTCCTGGAACTATTGTTACTAACCCTTCACTTCTCGGTATCTCAAAATCCATTTTGAATTGCTGCAGCCTTAAAGATTCTGAAACAATGAATGTATGATGAATCCAATACCTTTTGTTATTTTTCTTAAACAATAATCCTACAGCAATGAAGTCACGAACATCTGCGTAGTCAAGTCCTCCTACACAAACTTCACCAGTTAAGTCAGGTATTTCTTGATTCGTTTGAATGATATCATCCCAAGAAGCAACAGAATAAGTCGTATCTTCCAATGGGTGATTCAATCGTTTAGTTAAAAATTCAATCTTCATATCCTTGCTTTTTAACGACGTTTTATAATCCTTTCGATAACGCTTCATTAACTCAGGAAGAAACGGTAACATTGGATTGGCTTTAATCCATCCAACCTCTGTATCCCACTCCTCAAATTTGTCAATTTTGCAATAGATAGGCAAAAATCCGGATCGCCAATCTAGATTCGATAAAACCTCTTTAGCTAATTCTTTGAAATCATCAATGACAGCACCTCGAAGATTCCCGTCTGTTGTAAGATAAAAAATTCGACCATGCTTCACCTTTCCCAAAGCAGACCTAAATACTTTTAATTGCGAGTAATCTTCGTATTCGTGAATTTCATCGAAAATAACAATGCCAGGTCTAAGCCCATCTTTAGTCCTGGCATTTGAAGTATGATATTTAATTTTAGATCGTGTATTAATAAACTCTATTTCTGATAGCGTTCGACGATAGGCTTTTATTAATTGGTTGCTATCACCAATAGTTTCATGACAATCTGTAAACGATGTTTTAGCTTGCGTTTCATTATTTGCAACAATATCAACATTGTAGTTACTAATTCCGTGTCTATTGCTCGTAAGATATAACGCTGCATCTGAAGCTATTGAGTTCTTACCAAATCCACGTGCACATAATAATAATGTCTCATCAAAAACTATATCCCCATTATTATAAAAAATTCCAGAATAACAAGCGTGAATAAAACGTTGAATTGGAGCAAGAGTATATGGCCGATATCGTTCAATAAATTCAATACAATCATTTATTTTTCGAGTATCAACAAATGTATCTTTACTTTCTAAAGCGAGTTTTACCATTTGCACTAGTAATTTCATTTCTTTGTTAGTTGGTTGTTTGCCAGAATCAACAATTTCTATCCAATCATCTAAATGCCGACAATTATAACTATACATCTGCTCCGGCCTCCTCTTTAACTGGAGTAGCTTGAAGTCCTAATTTATCTAAAATCAAAGTCATTTGCTTAACCACATTTACCAGCTGGGCAACAGAATCATTTTTCTTTAAGTTTCCCCTGTTATCTTCAACTTGAACTCCACGTGATTTTATATCTTCATCAAGCATTTGGGAAGCATCCCACAAATTCATGTACTGATTAACCATATCAATGTATGGCTCATAGTAAATTTTTTTAGATTTCATTTGCGCGACTAAAGCGCGCTCAATTTTATTTCGATTACGTGTATATGCAACACTCATCAAATCACCTCCATCGCGCGTGATAAATTTTTCGTGAATCTAGAGAGCAAGTACCCCTCCCCCGTTTCGTGTCCTCCCTTAAATCAACCCATTTGAAATCACCCGGGGGACTACCATCTCTCCTCATTTGTAAACTTAGGTTTCTGCTTTAATAACTTCTCTGGATGCTCTAGGTTGTGGCAGTGATTACACAAGCTAAGTAAGTTACTCATACTTAAAGCAAGCAAAGGATTATCTTTTACATGGACAATGTGATGCACCATCTCTGCTTTGTGATACCGCCCTTCATGCTTACATAGCTGACACTCATTATTATCTATCTTCATTCGTTCTTGCCTAACTTGTCGCCATTGTTTTGATTGATAGAACTTAACTAGCTTATCTTCTTTAATCCACTTCAACAGTTTGTTGTAATACGGCTTATCTATCATGACCACCTCGGTGCAATAATAAAAGGCCTACCGATTAAGGTAGACCTCTTTTAATTGATAAGATATTAAACACTTATCTAGCCCTACAGGCACTATTTGAACCACTTATTGACAATACAAATATATCACGTTAGTAGGTGTCAAAAGTCCAGAAATAGTCCAGACTTTAACACAGTCCTAACTCGATAGCAATGTCTTCGAATAGTTTATTACGTAATTCAAACGCTTTGCTGCGACTAACAAAGATAAGACCATTCTTTATTAGACCGTCGATAGTATATTGTGGATAACGCTTCATGTATAACTCGTGAGCAATAGTCAGTGTATTCTCATCACACGTAGCCAACACTTTGTTAATTGCCTCAAGATTACGCTCAAGTGTTTTGATGCGTTTATCATCATCAATGGTCACAATTAAATTACCTACTACATCAGAAGTTGCATTTGATTTAACATCTGCATTCAAATCCGTTTCTTTCCACGGATTTTGCAGTTCTTGCTTACGTTCAGCAATATACTTCTCTAAGTGAGGATAGTCCCTTAGAACTTTACGAATATAATTAAACGTTGCACGTTCCATCAGTTTACCCCCTTCTTAATAATCCCTTGCAGCTAAATTAAATAGATTACCACGATCCTGCATTGAAGTTTTGGCAAACTCAAAGATAGTGTTGACTAACTTATCTTTATCTTTGGCTGGCGTTTGATTGATACTAAAACACATATCAATCTTCAGATTTACACGAGCAATCAGATACTTTGTTATTTCGCCTGGTTGATAAATGCGCACTTCGTTTTGCGACAAATCAAACTCATAACCTAAATCATTAACTGTTTCTAAGAATTTGACTAATCTCATTTAAACATCACCACCATTATTAACATAGCCAATGCAAAGACTAAATTTACCATTTCAGTGAATAAGCCAATGTAATTACGATTCCCTACATAAACCACTAAGCCAATTTGTTGGATTACCAATCCAAGTAAAGCAATACATAATAAAACCCAAAAGCCAACAGATTGGCCTTCAACATTATGGGTAGTAAAGGTAAGCCATAATTGAGGCAAGTAACAAATTGTGATGGCAATTCCAGCAATCAAAGGTGCAATGGTTAAACTAAACTTTTTCAAGACTACACCCCTAACTTTTTCATCAACTTAGGCATATCCAAACCAATAATTGGTTCCTGGTCGTCAATGATAATCACTGGCATGGATTGTGCCTGAACACGCTCTTTCACAAATTTAAAGGCTTCTTCGTTTTCTTCGATATTAATTTCATCATAAGTAAATCCTGATTGTTTGATGAGATTCTTCATCAGTGTGCAATTGTTGCAATTATGTTTTGAATAAACAGTAATCATTTACTTAGCCTCCTTCACGAACACACCATTAATGACTTTCCCTTTACGGTCTTTTATTTCTTCATAAGCTGCATCTAAGCAATCCATGAAGTTTAGACCACGCTGCATACAGTAACCAATTAACACCACCGTAATATCACCAACTGCGTCAATTTCTTCTGGCTTATCATCACTCAAACGTGCATCAACTAACTCATCAACTTCTTCTTTTAATTTAGTTAGTTGACCCATTCCATCTAAACTATCCAAGTTACGATTAATAAACCACTGTTCAGTCTTTTCAATTAGTTGGTTTAACTTAACCAGCTCTTCAAATCGTTTGCGTATGACTAATAAGCAGGTGGATAAGTCTTGGTGTTCTTTACCGTCTTGCAATGCATAGTCGCTGGCTAATTGATTTAATAATTTAATCATTTGTTTTAATCGTTTATTTTTCATCGGACACCTCTTTCAAATACCGTTCTATAATTTCCAAGCACTCATCAGCGTTTAAATACCCTGTTGGCTCATTTTGCCAATCATAAAATTCGAGTAACCCTCTATCTCCACCATAGCTTCCTTCGCAACAAATAATGGATAAAAATCCTTGCTCGTTAGGGTATTCAACTCTGATTTGATTGTCTAAGAAGTTCCTGTTATTGCGTAACTTATATATGTAGTCGTGAGCGATATTACGTTTCAAAAGTTCGTTAGCGAGTTTTTGGATTTCATAAAAATATATTTCTTTCATCATCTACTCCACCACTTTGTTTATTTTAATTACCTTGTCTTTTTTCATTTTGCACCCCTCGTCACTCTACAAATCTGATTCACAACTTCTTGCATTTCTTCATAGTTATAGCCCGCTCGTCTTAAGCGGTTGTATCGATCAATACCATTACCCCAATATCCACGTATACACTCGATGGCTAGTTTGTGGATGGGGTTGTCTAAATCTAGTATCATTTCCAATCATCCTTTGCCAACCAGAACACTAGAGCAATGGCTGCAATTGAAATAATAATCGCCATGCTACACCTCCACTAATATTTTTCGTTTTGAATTTTTTCTTTTCTGCTCCAAACACTTTGCTGTCGGAGTGGCTAACCAGTGGATAGTCGACAGCTTTAATTTAGTCTGTTCGCTAATCTCCTGCTTAGTTCCAACAGCAAGCAACTCTTCGCCTTTGTACAGCGCATATATTTTCATTATTTATCGCCCGTAATTCGCTTAAGTTTCTCTCTTAGTTCAGCGGCTGTTTTAGGATCTGCATCACATTGTTGAGTATCTTCCTGCTTCTCTAACCACTCTGGGAGAGGCTCTTCTTTTGTCTTGTAGTCTTTAGGTGGTTCTTGATGATTCTCCCAATAGCGATCCTTAAAGAAGTTAACATCTGTTTTGAAATAGCGACTCTCAGTTTTATCCATGGCCAACTGTTTGTTGTAGTTAACAATACCTGTCTGAATTTCTTTATTAGTCGTCCCATTCTCGATAGCAATTTTGTAGAATGCAAACGCCTCATGCTTGTTTGTTTTTTTGGGCAAAAATTTCCATAATTTTTCGAAATCCTCTGCCAGTTGCTGGTCGGATAATTTAGTATGGTTTACTTTAGTTTTATTTACTTTAGTTTCCTTTACTTTACTTTGTGGGTTTTCGTCTGTAGGCTGTACTGGAAACTCTTGTTCAGATGCATTTCTACTAGTAGAAACTATTGTGTAGTGGTGTTTCTGTTCGTAGAAACTACTAACATTAGGTTTTTTAGGTGCTACGGCTTTACGGTTTTTATAAACATCAGCTATGTTATCAACGAAGTTTTGAGACCAAATTAAGCCGTTATTCCATAATTCTTGGTCGATTGACCCCAAATCTGATAGTTTATCTAGTATGCTACGAGCCATAACATCGTCTAGCTTAGTTTTTGCTAGTAGAAACTCCCAATCGCTCGAGTTTCTACAGTTAATAACGTGTCCTTCTGTTGTTGCTAGTAGTTCTAATGTCTTAAACCAGAAGGCGTAACCGTCATTTCCGAACAGCGACTCAATGATAAACATTGTTTTGCCACTAGTTGCTATGTGTGGAAAATAATCTACAGTTTGTTTCTTAGGCCTTGCCATTTCATCACCACCTATTTATCAGGCAGTTTTGATTTAACGCCAGTCGGGAATAATTGCTCTTGTTCGATAATCTCGCCAGTAACTTCATCTACTTTAATGTTCTCCATCGCTTCTGCCATTTCTTCCGGACTCATGATGGTTTCAGTTGGGTCTTCTGTCGCTGGTTCTTCTTCGCCTGATTCCGTTACGTCAATGATTGGAGTGCCGTCATCATCAAAGTCATCGATGATCTGCTCGTCAGCAATGCTTGCTCGTTGCATTTCGATTGATAGGATTCCCCATTTGCTCAATAGACTTCGAAGGACTGTCTTTTGAGCCATAGCATCATAGTCACTAGCCCAAACGCCTGCCAACTTCTGCTTGTCCTTATTCTTGTTATGTTTAATACGATGAGCTTCTACTTGTTCCTTGGTCCAAAGTGTTTGTTTGACGAAGCCATTTAGTAATTCAAATCGGCCAATGTATGCGACTGCTTTATCGCTAATCTTTCCGTCTGGATCATAGTCAACTTCTTCTGTTAATGGGTTCCATCCTTTGAGCTGGCCTTCATAGACTGTAATTACGTTGATGTTTCGATATTGTCCAGATCGCTGGGCGAGTTGAATATAACCACGATACCCCAAAATGAATTGGGCCTTTTTAATCCATGCACCTGTTCGTTTATCTCTTTCCCCGAATGGAACCAGGTAAGCAAATCCAAATTGTTTTTCGAGTGGTAAGTCTAATTGTGCTGCTTGCATAGCCCCTGAAATAACACTCATAGGTGCTGCCTCAGCTAATAATTTGTCGCTGTTAACTAATGTGATGACGCTGGAAGTAAAGCCGGCTGATTTTTCTCGTAGCAATGCCTTAAATTTATTCTGAATGACTGGGCTAGCCATCAAATTTTTAACTGAATTTTGTTCTGCAGGTAATTGTGACTTAGGTTGCTGAGCTAACGCTGCTTTAAGTGAGTCGTTTGTTGCCATTATTCATCATTCTCCTTTTTTAAATTCTTTATTCTGAGTACCTTTGATTCCGACACTTTGATGACTTGCTTATGGATTTCCGGAAAATCTTTTTTAAGCTTATCTATATCAACAATACGCGATGATTGGTTGCGCCATGTAGCCTCAAAATCGGCTGAAATTAGCTTGCTGACATTATCCTTACCCATTTGGCTTTTGAGTCTGTTTTCGAGCTGTTTTCGGTCATTTTCTAGCTGTTTTTGCATGCCTTTAATTCTAACGATCTGCTCGACCATATTAATTTGGTCTGCATCCATTTGCGTCTCGTTTGAGTCGATATCTAAGTACACACTCCCAAGTGCCTGCTTGGTCAATTCAGACCCATCTATTTCTGGTTCTTCACCGCCAACTACACACCGTTCCCAGAAGTCTTTCGCCTTGGCCGTGTATAGCTCGATTAGCTCGTTGTCACGTTCGATTTTCTTGAACTCAAATTGATTGTTGCCGATAATGACCGCTATATAGGCATAGTCGTAATCTAAGACATTGAGGTAGTGTTGAACTTGCAATAAGTAATTTGCCGGAACCTCATCATCTTCCCACTGTTTAGCATTAAATTGACCAGTTGTTTTACATTCAAGAAGTGCTTTTTTTCCGATAATCTTGCGATCAATATTTGCTAAAAGGAACGGATGGTCTTTATGGAAATAAGTCTTATTGTCACGCTGGACTTGCAAGCCAGTTTCCTGGGTGAAGATTCGCGCGACCAGATCCTCTAGCTCATTACCAATCTGAATTTGAAGCCTGTCGCTAATATCCTCAGGCTCAATCATGCCTCGCTTTTCAACCCATACATGGTACGGTGACTTAAAAGGACTCACGCCCATCACAGCTCCGATATCTGAACCGCCAAGTCCCTGCTTTCTTAGTGCATGCCATTCGAAGTCGTCTTTTGCAATCTTGTATGATGGCATTAGGCTTCACCTACTATCATCTTTGATGGTTGCATATAATCATGAATATCCGTTAGCTTTACTAGACCGTCTTCCGTTTGATAGCATTCTTCACCATCAAATAATGGCTCTCCCTGCCAATCCTCTGCGACTGGCATTTCTTCATCTGGTTCAATTGGAACTCCTAACGAATCTCGTTGTCCTCTGAAAATCATGCAGATCCCTCTTTTCTTTCCAAAACATGGCCACTAGGTGAGTAGAAGAAGTCATTTGCTGCATTGATAACCATCTCCTCAGTCGGTGGCATTCCCTGGTCGTACATAGCATCTGTGATAGTGTCTTTAACTGTCTTTTGTATTTCCGGATGGAGCTCTGAGAACTCTACTTTCTGAACTGTTGTCATTGTGGTATACTCCTTTTAGTTAAGTTTTGTTTAGTCCGCATTGCAGTGCGGGCTTTTTTGTTTTTCCCATAAATCCAAATACCGATTGTAGCAAGCAGTAATCTTTTGCTTGCGGTCTTCATCCAACTTTAAGTAAGTTTTCTTCGATAGACCATCGTAGTTCTTTATTAGGTATTCTTCGAAGATCATTGGTCTTTTAGTCATCAAAACACCTCCCTAATTCCTTAACATCAACATTCAATGCGTCTGCTAATCTGATTCCGGCATCTAAGTATATTTTTTTACGTTTTCCGCTTAGTAACCGATATAGTGTTCCTGAGCTAATTCCAGCTTCAATTTGAATTTGATGAACCGTTTTACCAGATCGATTAACAAGTTCAAATAATTGATTATTCTCCATGCCAACCCCCTATATATTGTGTTGTTGCCGAAAATCAATGAAAATTAACACTATATATTGTAAAATTACTTACTTGCGTATTGTGACCAATGTCATAACATTGTATAATTTAGGTGTTAATAATTGATCTCACGAAATTATGAAAGATATTGGTGTGTACTATCTTTCCAGTCAGTTGTTAATAGATAAAATAGAAAGCGAGGTGAAAAATATGGGAATGTTTGATTCAATCGAATCAGCAATTAATGGCACGAAAGTGCTTAACTATGCTCTAGAGGTTAATAATATGGATGGTCTTAATATGAATAAAGACATCATTGCAAATATTAAGCTACATCCTAATATGAATGATTCGCTTATTGTGTTTGATGACGGAACTCTATTACGAGTTATTTATAATTCTGAAATTAAACAGGTTAATTTTTATTCAGATAAGCAATTAGCAATCGAAAATGGAAACCTGATATTTAACTAAAAATAATCCTTGTGCCATTTTCGTTTTTAGAAATTTCAATATTTTTATCTTTATAGATAATTTTTTCTGGTTCGCTGGCAATTCCTGGCGAACCTTTTTTAACTTGATAGTCAACAATAGTTGGCCAATTTAATCTATTTGAGATTTCATTAATTTTTTCTGTTTGCACATTCAAGATTTTTAATACCTGGTTATAGTCAATGTGGCTATCTTTACCGTCTTGACCTTTTATGCCGTCGCGTCCGTCATTGCCTTTAAGACTTTGCAACCATTCTTCTTCAGTACCTTTGAATCCATGTTTTACTGCTAAGTCGTAAGCTGATAATGGATAATTAAATGGCATCCCGGATGGACCACATTCATCTCCAACATTTTTCTCTGGCCGATCAAGCCAATAAACAACATTTTCTAATTCACTTATTCTTTTTTCTATTTTTCGCACTACCTTCGCTGCTACCCCAATAGCAGTGATGGCTAGTGCTATTTTTGTTGATTTTTTCATTTTGCTACTCCTTTCATGCTGACAATTTTGTCTTCCTTGCCGTCTTCAAGTCCGTTCTCATATGCGTCATTTAACAGTTGCCCGAATTGCTCACGCATGCCTCGGTTATAACCTAACTGATCTGCTGCGATTGCTGTTGCAATTAATGCGATTACTGCAAAAAACATCGTTTCTACTGCCATTTTTAGTCCTCCTTTTAATTATTCCTAACTAAGCCGCCCAGCTATTAGTTATATTGAATTTGTTTATCAAGCCATTGAATGACTTTATTTTTTGGAAATTTTTTTCGCTTTCCTACTCTTACGAATGGAAAGCCTTTTTTATTGATGAAGTGTGCTTCAGCTGTTTTGTAATCACAATTCAAAACCTTCCTGCACAACTCTGTTTTTGTGAGAAGTTCTTCCTCCATTCTGTTCTCCTTTCATATTTGTTTTAAATGGCCTGTTCGCTTAAGAATTTGTTGATAAAGTACACTTGACCTTTACCAGTAATCTTGGTTGTTTTGCTAATAACGATGCTTCCGTCCGGATTGTTATGCGTCCGTTCTTTAACTTCGAACAGTTTCATTTCCATTGATCGCTGAGTTGGCATGTTCCAGCTCTCGCCCCTGCGGTTAATTAAGAAGCCATTCTCTCGAAGCCATTGGAACAAGCGATTCTGGCCAATTTTTACGCCATTTTGGGCCAATAGTTTGGCCATATCCCCGACAAGGATAGATGACTTGCTTGCATCAACAGCATTAGCAAAGACAACCTTTGGCTTATCTCGCTCGATTTGTTCATTCAGATCAATTATTTTTCTATCCGCAATCTGCAACGCCCGCTTCATAATCATTTCCGGGCTGTTCCATGCTTTTTCGATTTTAATAAAGTACTGTCTTGCTTGTTTTCCTTTATCATTTCGCTGAATCATAGAAATCTCTTTTGCCATATCCATGGTTAAGACATGATCGATATACTCAGTCATGTTTCCTTGAGCTGTTAGTCTTTTTTGACTAATAGCTTCATAGTCTTGTTTTTCAACAAACCCATATTCCTTCATTCGTTCAAACCACTTCGAATATTGTGTTCCAATCTCTAAAAAATCATGCAAGTCACGACCCATAACTGCAACTTGTCCATTATCCTGTTCATGAATCTTTATTACTGACAGTTCTTTCATTGATTTTCTCCTTTCTATAATGAATCTTTTAACAAATCATCAATTGAAATCTGAAAGTAATTAGCAACTTTTAATAATGGTGCCAAATTCGGCTTATGATCATTCCATTTACTAATAGCTCCATTACTCAAATCCAATTCTTTTTCAATTTGACTAATAGTTACCTGTTTTTCCTTCGCCATTTTTTTTATTACGTCGTATAACGGCATATTTCCACCTCCTTTTCGCAGAAATAAACTCTACTAAATATTTCCGAGCTATTGACAATATTTAGAAATAGTTCTAATATACAGACATAGCAAATATCCTATCCACATTGCAGTATGGTAGGTATATTACTATTAGATTTTAGTAAAGCGGAGTTTATTTGTTTTATGTACTGGCTGAGTACAACCATATAATACTCTGAACTATTTCTAATGTCAATATAAATTATAGAATTATTTCGGAGGTCTTATTATGAATCCATATTACAGGATTAAAGAATTATTGGATATCAAGCAAATGTCAGTTGCCGAATTAGAAAGAAAGTTAGATTTATCTAACGGTTCTTTGTCAAAATGGGCAAAATCAATGCCGAATTCTGAGCCGTTATCAAAAGTAGCTAATTACTTGAACGTTTCTACTGATTATCTCTTAGGGCGTACAGAAGCAATGAATATAAACAATGGTAACAACAAAGATGAAAAATTTGTTTCACTATTTAGGTCTATAACATCTGATTTGCCTGACGATGAAGTAGAAAATTTGGAGGACGAAATAGAAGCTTATTTAGAAGCAAGAAGAAATTTATTGAATAAACGTAGAGGTAAATAATATATGCAACAAAAAAATCATAAAAGTATTGCTGCTAATTTAACTTACTCGTTACTTGATACATACAATATTGACTATATTAAATGTAATACTTCACTATTTTTTAACCCTATCATAAAATCTCAAAATGCTGAATATATGGAATTTTCTTTCAGAAAAAATATTCTTGGTCATACTTTGAAAGATAATAATGGAATCACTATAACCATTAACAGTAACCTTGATCAAAATAGGAAAAATTTTACTATAGCACATGAAATCGGACACCTTTTACTACATATTAACAATGATTTAATGTTTGATACTGAATCAACAATCTTTGATGACAATCATGCAACAAAATCAATATTAGAAATTGAAGCAAACCAGTTTGCTGCAAATCTATTACTTCCAGACAAAGTATTAAAAAATCAAATACTTAGTAGCTATAGCATGACGGCAATTAAGAATACTTCCAAAGTATCAGGACAAATGATTTACTGGAGAATTGTTAACTTTCTAAAAGACAATTATGATTTGTCAGAAGATATTTCAAGAAAAATTTCGAATGATTATGTTAGTAGAATTCGTAATTGTGAAATAAAAAGTTCACTATTATATCAACTGATTCATGATTTGTCATTTTCGAATAAAAAGGTTTTACTTAATGAATACGCAGTATAAAATAGCTGAAGAATTTGGTGTTACTGATAATTTTGTAAAAGAAGCAATAAATATGTATCGAATTAAAGGAGTAATATAAATGGCTGATATTATTAAATATAATAAAGATTTATATAAATCAATGAAAATATCTAAAAAAATCGGATTCTTAACGATAGACGAAGAAAATGGATTATTTTATTTTGACAATTTGTTTATTTCATTGGGGCATATCACACCAAAGGTTTTCAAACTAAAAGATTTGGTTTCATATAAAATAGTTGAAGATTCTAAAGAAGTTACTAGTGGGGGTATTTCAATAAAGAGAGCAATTGTTGGTAATATCATCGCTGGTCCTGCAGGAATGGTCTTGGGTGGATTAACTGGCGAAAAAACTCATGGCAAAAAGATAAAATCAATTAAACTCGTTTTTAATATGGTTGGAGACTTTGATAATAAAGTTGAACTTATTAATAAACCGATAATTGTTGGTAGCGAGGAATATAAAAATTTAGTTGAAAAAATTAATAACATTGATTTGTTTTTTTATAACTATCTACAAAATAAGAATAATAAATCAATCAAAGAACCTACTAAAACCTCATCAACTTCAGTAACCGATGAATTAATTAAATTAAAATCACTTTTAGATAGTGAAATTATAACTAACGAAGAATTTGCTAAACTAAAAACAGATCTATTAAACAAATAAAAAAAACACTATCCTCCCCGCCAAGATTAAAAACATAAAAATCAAACAACATAATTGACAAACATAATATATCTGATATACTTTGGTTAATCTTAATGAAGGGCTGAAGTTCAGCCAACCAAAAGACTGCGGATATATTATCTGCAGTCTTTTGTGCTTTTAGGAGATACCTATGACCAAACCGTTTAAAACAATCGATGAACAAATAGAGATATTGACTAGTAGAAAATTAATAATAAAGAACGAAGATGCAGCAAAAGAGTCACTCATGAGATTCGGATATTACGAAATTATAAATGGATATAAAAATCCTTTTTTGCTTGCCTCAGATTATTTGATTATGACAAACCCTCAGAAGATTTGCTAAGTGCAACATCATCGTTATTAGTTAATTATAAAAAAATATATCCTGAAAATATTGAATATTTAAAACACGAAATGAAAATACTAGATTCGCAAATTTCTAACTAAAAAACACGACCCACCCCGCCAAGAGTTGAAGTGTTAAACCAATAAAATATGAAAGGAGTTGTATTACAATCAATTTTGTTGAGGTCAACAAAAATGTAGAAATTAGTTTAGTTTCATCAGTTGACAAATAATATTTTGTTTATTATTATTTAGACACGGATAAGCACTAGTTATCTGACCGTTTTAAAACGGAGGACCTAGTTGCGCAAAACACTCCTTGTCTAACAGATGAGGAGTGTTTTTGTTTATGAAAGGATTTAACTATGAAACCATTTAAAAATTTAGATGAACAAATTTGCTTGTTAAGAACTCGTGGATTAACGATTCAAGATGATGAATCAGCAAAGAAATATTTACTCGAAAATAGCTACTATAATGTTATAAACGTTCATAGTAAATTCTTCATGAAAGATGATAGATATATTAAGGATGCAACATTCAAAGAAATAATCAAAACCCATATTTACGATACAGAAATCAAATCATTGATTTTAAAAAATATTATTAGTGCAGAAAAACATATTAAAGGTATTATTGCTTATCGTTTTTCAGAAGTATATAAAGATGAGCCATACGCATATTTAAAGACCAATAATTATAATGGCGAAGACTTGCTTGGCATCTCAACCACAATTTCGAAACTTAGTAAGATTATTCAAAATAAATCCTTTGATAAAAAGAACAACCCAATCAAACATTATCAATCTCACCATGGAAATATTCCTGCTTGGGTAATATTACCTTATTGCACATTGGGTGAAATAGCTCATTTTTATAAACATTTAAATCAAAAACTAAGAAATACTATTGCAAAAGATTTTTCGTATTACGTTCTTCAAAACACAGGAAATCAAATTGTTTTGGAACCAAAATTCATAGATGGCCTGCTTTCTAATTTAACTGATTTGAGAAATATAGCGGCTCATAATAATCGATTATTTCATTTCATATGTAGGAATACATTGACTGATTTACCAATTATTTATCAAGATCTTACACTGCAAAAACCGAAATTTAATTCAATTTTTTATACACTAATGTTACTTAGATGCTTTTTGACGAAAAATGAATTTGATAATTTTAAAAAAGCTCTAAAAAAGAGAACAAGAAGTTTAGACAATTCAATTTCATCAATATCAGCATATGAAATAATTTCATGTATTGGTTTTCCAGAAGAATGGTTAAATAAGAAATAAAAAAATCCCACTCCCCTGTCGCCAAACAATCGGAGTGAGATATGCAAAATTCAACCCAAAATAGGGCCTCTTTTCTGTACCCTATTCTATCACCAAATTTTTAAGGTGACAATAAATTATTCATTTTAATGTTCTAAGCCGCCCAGCTAAGAAAGGAATAAAAAATGAATAATAGTATTAAATATAAAAAAACAAAGTACGATGGGATCTACTCCTATCAAGTAGACGGATGCACCAGGTATAGAGTACGCATTAAATATACTCATGAAGGGAAAAGAAAGGAGCATAGCAAGCAAGGATTTGAAACAACGCTAAGTGCCAAGGCCTATAAATTAGAAGTTGAATCTAAATATGTTAGTAACGATCTAGCTTATATTGAGCGTAATCGCACGTTTGGCCAACAATGGGATTCTCTTAAAAAAAGGCACATTAAAGATGAAATTTGGAATAAAGAGACAGCTACAACTAATTGCGACAGAATAAAGCCAATTCTAACTTATTTCGAAAACAAACCAATGGCTAATATTTCGCAATCAGACGTAGAGAACATGATTGAAGAACTTTATGAAGAAAAAGATTACTCACAAGAAACGATGAAGGGTATTTTTAAGCTATTTCTTCGAGTCATTGAAGATGCCGTTGATGATGGGTATATAAAAAGAAATAGGTTCAAGAAAATTTCGTATCGCAAACAGAATTGGAAGCCAAAAAATAAGTTGATTGATATTAATACCTATCATACATTTATGGATCTGGCAAAGAAAAATCTTAGACCTGATTTATATCGCTGCATTTACATTGCTGCATTTGGTCTAAGACGAGCAGAGGTATATGGTATTACTCAAAAAAGCATTACTTTCTTAGATAACGGCCTCGCATCAATTGTCATCAATCAATCCCGCACAAAGAAGTATCTTGATGGCAAAGACGTTAAAACGCGAAAATCGAACCGTATAGTGGTTGTAGATCAACAAGCGACCATTATGCTTAAAGAACAGATTGAGTACGCCAAATCGGTTAAAATGGTGCATAATTCAATACTACACGAGGATGACTTCATCTTCTTAACCCCATCCTCTGGAAAACCTTATTACATCGAAACTCTAAACGGCGCAATAAATCGAATCGCTAAGATGATAGATCCAAATTTAAAGCTATCGCCCCATATGTTCCGACACACTTTCGCATCATACGCATCAGCAATGGGAGCCGATTCTCTCTTGCTTCAAAATTATCTCGGCCACGTTGACGAGCGCATGACCTTACATTACACTCACGGAACCCAAGAAGGCGCAACAAAAGTTATGAAACTTTCTGAGCCACTTAGAAAAAGCCTATAG